CACCACGCCGGGCCACACGCCCACCATTTCGAGCATGATCGATTTCTGGAGGTTGCCCCGGCTCCCGGCAATGGCTTGGCCGCGCGCGCCCGCGCGCTGCGTCTTGTTGAATTTCTTGCCGGCGATTCGATCCGCGCGCTCCGCAATCTCCGTCGCCACACCGAACGTGAACCGCTGGAGGCGGGATTTCACGTTGTTCTTTTCCTCACGCATGAGGGCAAGGAATCTCTGTATCGTCAGTTCGGTTTCCATACAGAGATCCCCTTACGACACGCGCGTAAACATGATCGACAACGGCGCATCCATGCGGCGGTACTGTTCGATGAGGCCCACCACTTCGGAGGCCAGCCCGAATTTCCGCAAGGACGTATCCTTGGTGACCGTTTCATTCATTTTGGAGATCGATTGCACGCCCAGGTCGGGAGCCCCCAAGCCCTTGTTGCCGGGGTTCATGGCCTTGTTGAGCATTTGGAACTGGATCGCCGTGGCGATCTGGAGCGTTTGCGGCACGGTGGCGAAGCCAGCTTGATACGTGATCCGGACACACTGCCGGCCGCGCGGCGTGCGGTCGAACAGAAGGAAGATCGATTCCTCGTCCCACGCGAATTCTCCCACACCGAGCACCGTTCCCTGGGTGAAGTCCGCGTTGGCTGAGAATTTCACCTCGGACACGGACACCACGGGATACTGGCGGGGGATGATCATATCGTTCCCCTGCCCGTCCCACACCTCTTGGAAGGTGCCCAGCTTGATGTCGCGTCCCAGGTGATCGGTGATCTGCCGGCTGGCGGCGTCCACCAGGAATTCCACGTTGGCTTTCTGCTCAGGCGTCATGCCCACGCTTCCGTCCGCCTGCTCGTAAACCAGCTTGGAAAACGTGTCAGAACTGATCAGCGTGTTTGCGTTGAACGAGAAAGCCATAGTGTCCCCTTACCGCTTGTGGTGTTTCTTGCCTTCAGCCACCGGCGCTTCGGGCGGGAGGCTGAACGGATCTTCGGTGCCCTTATCCTCGCCCTTCGGTGGCTCTTTGTCTTCCACCGCCGGCGCTTTCGCGCCCATCAGGCAACCCTTGGGAAGAACCGCCTGGACGGCCTCCACCTCTTCGGGGGATAGCTCCACCTCGTCACCCTCTTGCAGCACGAGGCAACCGTCCGGCGCAGGCCGGCGCACAGCGGTTACGATCACGAAGTGGGGAAGGTAACCTACCAGGAATTTCGCTTTGCTCATGTGAGAAACCCTCATCAAAAAAGCCGCGCCACCAGGGCGCGGCGTGTTGTTTACGGAGCCGAAACCGGAGCCATGCTCAGGACTGGGAGATGTTGATCGCGATGGCCACGGATTTTTCCGAGGCGGACTGCGGAACGCCGTTGAATGCAACGCGGCTCTTTGCCGTCATGAGCATACGGTCGCTGGAGGGGAGCGAAGGCGCGGCCCACATCCTCATCGCGGAGCGCACGCCCCAGGTGAAGCGCGATTTCTTCACGAGGTTGATCGTGGTCTTGTTCTGGCTGGAAGCGTAAACGCCGGTGGGCGCAAGGTCTTCGCGCTGCCATTCGTTCTCGACCGTTTCCACACCGTAGATCTTCGGCAGTTGGCCCGTGACGAGCGTTGCGTTCACGCCGAAGTTTTGGATCGTGAGAAGCTCAGGGATCTTGCCCGTCACGATACGCGTTCCGATGGTGGACGAAACGATGAAGAGAAGGTCTTTCTTCTCCTTCGCGAATTTGCCCATGCACGCGAGCAGGTTGTCGAACACGTCCTTGTTGACGGTGTCGCCCTGGTTGTTGATCACGACGCCGTTGGCGGCGTTGTCCAGCGCCTTCTTGCGCAGGCCCTTGAAGCCCTTGCGTGCGTCCTTGGCAATGGCCGCGACGTCGCTGTCCATGTGGCCGTCACCCTGCACGGACGTGGCGATGGTGTTGTCCCCGTCCACGATGCCGCGCACGTATGCGCGCAACTGGCTCTTGCCCAATTCCAGGCGCATTTTATCGAAGCGCGAGGGCTGCGCGTCTTGGATCAGGTCTTCGGTGATCGCGGTGTGCGTCACGAAGTCCTGGGCTTCCAGAAGGTAGCTTCCCTGCGTTTGGCTTTGTTCGGAGAAGGTGGACGTGTCGCCTTCAAGCTGCGCGATCAGGCGGCCGTTGACGCCGGGCACGCGCACCGTTGCGCTGGACATGTTTTCCTGCGGGAAGAAACTTTCCAGTTCAGGCGTAAGATCCAATTCCTCGAAGAAGAAACGCGTGTTCAGCGTGGGGATCCACGAAGAGAAGTCCGTGATGTTGAACGCCTTCAACTTGGCTTCAAGGTTACGCTTGAAGTAGGGCGTTTGATCGAATGCAATCGGCATCCCAGTCTTCTGGGAAATCAGGTACGCCTGGAGCAAGGAGGCGTGGAAATCCTTCTTGAGTTGCAGGCACGCCTCGAGGAAGTCCTCGTCGATGTGGCGGAACTGTTTCTTGTCACCGAAGTTGACGGCCGGCACATAGCTTTCACTGTCACGGCCATCGGTGGATTCGATTCCCTGGCCGAAGAGAAACTTGATGTGCGGCGCTCCGAAAAGCGTGTGCACGTCCTTCATGTGCGCGCCCATGCCCTTGAGGAACGCGGGGGACTGCCCCGAATTCAGAACGGACTGGATGCCCTTTTCGCGCTGCGCGGCAACCAATTCCAGCGCCTTGATGCCCCTTGCCCTGTGTCCCATTTTCGTCGATTCCCTTCGATTCGTGTTGGTGAAAATCACTTCAGGCGCTGGCCGTCAGTGGCTGGCGGACTTCTCAATCTGTTCCGAAAGCTGATCGATCAGTTTTTCGTCTTCGGCCTTTTCGGTGCGAAGCGTCTTGATCATGGCCCAGCATTCGGTGAGAGATTTAGGCACATCTTCACCTTCTGGGGGCTTCTCTTCTTTGGGCTGCATCTTCTCGCACATGGCTTTGACTTCGTCGACCTTGGCGCTCAGGGCTTCGATGCCAGCCTTGCAAGCCTTCACGTCTTCATGGACTGCGCCGTCGCCCGATCCGCCATCGCCCTGTCCGTCCGTCTTGGTCTTGCCGTTGGCACCGCTCATACCTTGCGCTCCCTTTACTGAGGTGAATTGACTTGATTGCTGCATTGGGATCGATACTACACTGATTTCCAGCAACTCCACGTTCTCGTATGTCAGAGTTTCCGTCTTCTCGTCCCAGGAATACTCGTACGGAATGAACCCCACGGACAAGGACTTGAGGATCTCTTGAGCCGCCAGCGATCTTACCATGCGCTGATCGTCCGTGAGATCGTGGCCAGCTTCCGGATCACCGATCTGAGCCGTGATCTTGAGCCCCTCGTCGGTGGCCTCCACGGTGAGCACGCGGCCTATCGGGCGCGAATAATCGTGGTTGAAAAGCAAGATCGGGTTCAGCTTGAAGTTTGCCAGATCCCAACACTCTTTGGGCATCAATTCATTGCCGCGATCTGCCTCCGCCTTGTTGGCCCACGCTTCGATCACCATGGGTTTCTTGGGATCGTACGCCTTCTCGCCGGCTGCCCCCGCGTTCTTGACGGTGAGCGGCACCAGCCGTTTGCGGACTGGCTGTGCCTCCGGCGTGGAGCCGGCGAGGCGGAGGTTGGGAGCGGCGCTCATCTTCATTCCTTCCATTGTGTGGCTTGAAAGCGGATCCTGCAACGGCAGTTTATCACTTCCCCGGCTGCGCCCTTGGCGTCAGAAGGCCAGCGGCAACCAGTCTTACCGAAGGTGCGTTCCATGATTTCGTCGGCCGGCCCTTCGATTTCGGCATCGTCCACTTCTATGTGGGTGTCGCGTGTGAAATCGTCACGTTTGGCCATCCACTTCTTCTTCATGCGCTTGGTGACTGTTGTAAGGTCTTCGCCGAATTTTTGCCACGTCTGGCCCTGAGCGGCGGACACCTCCGTGCGAACGATGGTGGAGAGTTGCCCCGAGTAGTATTCGGGAAACTTCTGTAGGCGAAGCTGCGCGGCCACGTCATCGAGGCTGCGTTCTTGTTGGAGCAAGCGATCAATCTCAGCATACACCGATTCCGTGAAGGTCTTGGAGTACCCGAAGAACGATTCCTTGGCGTGCTTCGCGATTTCGCCGGCGAGGTAGGCTTCCGCGCGCTCCCGCAGGGCTTCCAGCTTCGCGCGCCTGTCCTGCTCTTGCTCTTTGGTGACGGCAAGGCGTGCGCTCTTTTCCATGAGAACCGAATCGATCTGGGCCTTGTAGGTGCGTGACACTTCGGCCGCCATGGATTCCGCGAACGCCTTCCCGAACGCCTCCGCGCGCGCCGCGATCTTGCGCTCCGCTGCGTCCTTGGCTTCCAGGTTGGCAAGGACGATCTCTTCCCAGCCGCCGAATTCCTTGGCGAACGCTTTCTCGGTCTTGGCGGGAACCTCGTCGGCCGCCTTCAGTTCGGAATCCCGCCACGCTTTGGCGGCCTCCAGGCCCGCGTCTTCCGTCCCTGTGGTGGGCGGCACGTCAATCGTGAGTTGCTCCGTGCCGGGCGCGGGAGGGAGCGCGGGCAACCCGGCATTGGTGACGGGCACACCCAGCGAAAGGGTGAGCGCGCCATCGGGCTTGCTGGCCTTCAGTTCGACGAAAAGTTTTAGGCCGCGCTGATCGCCTTCAGGGAGCGCGTCGTAACCAAGGCGGATGCGGCGCTCATTGACCGTGAGCACGTCCAACTTCCCGTCCTGTTCGATCAGTTTGTCCTCTTCGGACAGGTACTCGACGTGGGAGTTGTCCACGCACAATTCCCAAGACGGATCGATGCCGAAGATCGTCGGCAAGGGGCTGTGCATGATCCCGCCGCACAGGATGCGCTGGTAGGGTATGATCGTGAGTTTCCAAAACCCTTTCATTTGCTCTTTGGCGTTGGCGTAGTTGACGCTCTCCGAGTCTCCCATGAGAAAAGCGGGCACGCCCATATCACCGAACATGCGCCGCGCGTTGTTCTTGATCAGGTCTTGCAAGCCGATTTCGACAAAGGTCAAGCCGCGCTCTTTCCACTCCGCGCCGGCGGGTAGGATCTTGTCCGCGTGCATGTTTCGGCGGGAGCCGAACGCCTGCATGAGCGTGCGAAACAGGCGAATGAGTTGCGTCACATTCGTTTGCTGTGTCTGAATGATCCCCGTGGTGTGCCCACCGCGCAGGAAGAACGCCAACTTAAACTCGTGCGTGTACTTGTCCAAAAGCGTTTGGTGATTGGAGGCGATGAGCGGAGAAAGCCCTACGTTCTGGCTGAACGGGTTGGGCATTTTTATGTGAACGACTTCGCCCAACTCAAGGTTGAGATCGCCTCCGGCGTACGCGCCGTCGGTGTTGTAGCCGCGAAGGACGCGATATCCGCTGATCGCTCCGTCCACGTAGTTGATCTGCATCCTGTCCGTGGGGAGCCGCAAGAGTTTCCTGCGCGTGGGGCTCACCCAAAGGAAGAGATTCCCTGTCAAGAATTTCTCAAGCGCGCCCGTGCTCCAGAAGGTTTCGGCGCTCTCACTTGCCGGCGAATTCAAAAGGGACAGCATGGCGTGCTGGTGGATTTCCTGCTCGTTGCCCTGGCTGTCACGTCTCTTGAAGAAAAATCTGGTGCCCATGAACTGCCGGGAAATCGCGTTGGCCCCCATGTGGATCAACTGTTCTTTCGCGTACGAAAGTTTCAGGATCCGAATGGTGGGAGACACCTGGAATTCGTCCTGGTGCGGCGCGGACTGGCCCCCGTCGTTGACTTGGTTGTAGTGGTTCCAGTCAAAATCCTTCGAGCTTTCCTTGTACATTCCACGCGAAGCGAGGAACAATTGTTCCTCCAAGTCCGGTTTCTCTTCGCCCTCAGCGCGAGAAAGCGATCCAGCTTGCTCCAGTCCTTCGGCCGCGCCTTTGTCTTGCGTGGAGAAGAACGGGATGCCGAAGAACCGGAACACGCGGGATCGCTTTTCGCTCATGGATCACCTTTCAAGTGGGCTGGGCCATGCGTCAGGCCGGCTGTGAAGTTTGATTGGTGCCCACATCATAAGGCTTACTGACGTCGGATTCGATGGGAGCGGCCACCTTGATCGCGCGCAGCATGTGCCGGGAGCGCAGGCCGGCACCGTCGATTGCGCGGCGGCACGCTGCGGCCAGCGTGAGAGAACCAATCCGGCACCGAACACGCCAAGTAATGCGCTGGCTGCGCTCATCTTCAGGTATGGAAAGGGGTTCACGCCGAGCCCCCGAAGCTGGTGAAATAGGCCACGGCACGAATTTGGCCACCCGTTACACTGTTCTTGGTGACCACAAGGCGGCAGTAATTTTCAACGAGGTTTGTGACGTTGATGATCTTCTGTCCGCTTGCGTCCGCGAGCGTGTGGGTTGCTGAATCCTTGTCCACCCATTCGCCGTCTTCTCCGGTGTTGCTCACCTGGATTTTTGCGACGGCATCCACGCTGCCTGTAAGGTTCAGCCATATGATCTGAAAAGATCCAGAAGTGAAGCCGGCGTTGTCATGCCTTGCGCCGATCCTGTCTGACGTGAGCGCCACTTGTGATAGCGCCGCGAAGCGACGTTGAATCCCCATAGAACGATCCCCTTTGTGTCAAACGATGACTTGCGCAAATTTGCGTGCATGATAGATTTACCATCCGCACCAACTGACAGCTTACGACAACCCAGCCTAGAGGCCCTGTGCTGTGATCATTCTGAATTCCAATAGGCATCCTATCAGAATCCTTGTCAGAGACGAGCGCGCGGTTTTCGAGGCCAGCTACGTGTACAAGGATATGGCCAAGGCGTGCGGATTCAAATGGGACGTCGGATCCCGTCAATGGGCCGCCAGCACGGATTTCCTGCGGGCCTGCATTCAGCGCGTCAGTTCGCTGGTGTCCCTGGATCCCGTGGAGATCACCGAATGGCTGGCGGGCCGGGATCACACCACGGAGGACTACCCGGAACACCCGGCACTGGAATGGGCGTTGGCGCTCTTGAAGATCACGCCGTACGATTATCAGAAGAACGGGATCAACTACGCGTTGCACAACCCGTACTCCGTCATCGGCTCAGAGATGGGGCTAGGCAAGACCATGCAGGCGTTGGGCGTCATGGCGGTGTCGGGGCTCAAGTCCCTGGTGATCTGCCCCGCGTTCCTCAAGATCAACTGGGCGCGTGAGGTGGCGAAATTCACGGGCATGAGCGCGCTGGTGATTGGAAAGGCGAAGGAGTTGGCCAAGTACAGCCATGCCGACCTAATGAAATATGACGTGCTGATCATCAACTATGACATAGTTGACCGCTGCATTAAGTGTTTCATCGGGCGCGATTTTTTTGTGTTCGACGAGGCGCACCGGCTCAAGAACTACAACGCGAAGCGTTCGGAATTCTGTCGCGACATGATCATGCAGACAAAGCCTAAGCGTCTTCTCTTTCTCACGGGAACGGCCATCAAGAACCACGTCGGGGAATTCTTCCACCTCATCTTTTTGTGCAGCCAAAGCCCTGTGCCCGTTGGCATTCGCATACATGAAGAGGACAGCATTTCCACCGAATACCGCTTCAAGGAATTTTTCTCCCACCGCGAGGACGCGGCCTTCGGTTCCAAATTCACGGGCCTGAAGAATTACCCGATCCTCCGTGCGCTCTTGAAGCACAAGTACGTGCGGCACAGCGCCGGCGAACACCTCAAGGGCCTACCGGAAATCGTGCGCCAGCAAGCCCTGGCCGCGCTGATCGAGAAGGGGGAAGTGGAAGAGATCGACCGCGCCCTGCGTGAAGCCCTGTCCGAAATGCGCCGGCAAGGGAAGGGGGAACATCTCTCCCAAGCGAAGCAAATGGCGGCGCTGGCGAAGGTTCCCAGCACGACGGCTTACGTGCTCAACTTGGTGGAGCAGGATGAAAAGGTCGTGGTGTTCTCCGATCACGTTGCGCCGGCGGAGATGCTGGCCGCCGCCTTCAACGAGAAGGGGATCAAGGCCGTGCTGATCACGGGCAAGGTGCCCATGGAAAAACGGCAAGCGTGCGTGGACAGCTTCGTGACCGGCGATGCCATGGTCTTTGTGGCCACGGTGGGCGCGGCGAAAGAGGGGCTCACGCTGGTGAGCGGGCGTTACCTTGTGTTCAACGATCTGCCCTGGGTGCCAGCGGATTACCTGCAAGCGGAAAAGCGCGTCCACCGCATCGGCCAGCGCAAACAAGTCCACGTCACGGCCATGGCTGCGCCGGGCCTGGACGCGGCGATCTGCGGAACCCTGGTCAAAAAGACCGAGGTGATCGTGCAAGTCCTCTCCGGAGGCAAAGAGGAAAATCCGTTGGGCTGGCTCAAGGATCTGGACTTGCGCGAAGCCGACGAATCATGGATGTGAAAGACAACAAACGAAAGGATAACCCGTGTCAAAAGTGATCAACTTCATGGATCTGTTTCCGAACGCTCCCCTTGCCCTGAAAATGCAAGAGGTGCGAATCAATAGCGGCAAAACGATAGCTGAGATTTACGGCGATTCGTTCACGCGTCAACGCGTTCGGCAGTCCGAAACGATGGCCGTCAACGCGACGTGGCGGCTGGTGTGCGCGCTCTCCCAGGGCACGGGCTGGCACGCGCTTTCGTGGCTCCGGTTGTTCCTTCATCAGTCCTTGCCACGCATGAGCGGCGCGCGGCTGCAAGAGACGATTGAGCGATACATTTCGCTGTCACAGGACAGCGCGGATGTGGTGCTTGATTCGCTGGACAAGGCCGAATTCCACAGCGCCGGAGATCTCAAGCGTGCACTGGGCGGCCAGTGTTCCACCACGCCGGCGCTGAGGAATGAGCCTATGGCGGTGTGGTTCCTGACGCTGGCCGTTCTTGGCTGAGGCGCGTTTTTGTGCGTCGTGTGTTACCTTTTTGGGGAACCATTCCGCAAATACAACCGATGTTCCTAAGCCGTGGGTGACGCGCCGGCCACCTTCAATTTACTTGACATTGCGTTGTCGATTATCGGCACGCTTGGCCTTTTTTTGCTTGGCGAGGTGTGGCTTGAAATCAAAACCAACCGGCGCGAATCCGGAGCTATGCGAATTGAACAGGGCCGCCAAGGCGAGCAAATAAAAGCCCTTCGCGCGCGTGTTGCGCGCCTTGAGGACGAAGAGGACGAAGACGATGAACGGCGTGAGGCTTAGAGAATCGGTGCCCCTGCGCGCGGTGTCCCCGCGCCATTTCAACTTGTGGATCTCCACGGGCAACGCAAAAGCGCCGATCTTCGGCGTGCAGCTTGCGGCCATGTGCGCGGGCGCTGGGATCAACTGGGCGATCATGGGTGCGCTGGCCTTTGTGAAAACAAAGGGCTTCAGCGATCAAGACGCCATGGCGCGCTGGGATTGGTTCGGCCTGGGCGCTTCGCCCATGGTGACCGACGAAAAACTCATGGCGATGCTGTCCCAGGCCGTGCAGGTGGCGGCGTCCTGCGAGCGGTTGGAGGATCTGCCGGGGCTCACGTTCGACGATGTGGAGGCGGTGCTTTCGGCCTACGAGGCTTTCCTGCGCTGGTCTTCGGCCTATCTCAACGTGCCCCTCCCGGCGCGTCCACCGGCGGAGGGTTACACGCAAGATCTGCCGGAGCCTCAGCCGCTCAAGAAAAGCTCGCCCAAGCCCCCGCCTCCGAAGCAGGGCGATCCGCTCAACAAGTCCGGCGGACGAAACCCGGTGGAGCCCGTCAAGGACGCGCCATCAACCCGCGCGCCCTGGCTGAAAACCCTGGGCCGGATTCTCCGGTACGTCACGGGGCTGATATCCTTCGCCAGCGCGTTGGTTGCGACGGTGGGGTGGCTCTTGCCACCGCAGATCGCCGCGCCCATCAAGGCTCTCTTGCCGTTCCTCAAGCCGTTGCTGCATTCCCTGTGCGCCTACCTGCCCGAGTGCTCGTCCATTCCCTGAGAGCCAGCCAAGCGCCTCCACGGACGCCCGCCACACTCTGACCGCGCACGGAAAAAAGCCCCGGAACATGTTCCG